CAAGAAAATGCACAACAAATTCAGCCAGAAGCTGATGATGTTGAAGTAGAGGTAGTAGAACAAGACATAGTAGAAGCATCTCCAGACGATGAGTTGGAGAACTATACTAAATCGGTTTCTAAAAGGATAAATAAGTTAAATGAGCGTAACCGAGTAGCCGAAGAAAGAGCAGCTCAGTTAGAGCAAATGTTAGCTCAAAAAGAGCAAGAAACTGCTTATTACAATCAAGAGCGAGCACAAACCAGAGCTCAATTAATACAAAAAGAAGAAGAAACAATACAAGCTAAAGAGATGCAAGCTGATGATCTCTATAAAAAAGCTGTAGCTTCTGGAGACGCAGATCTTATGTCAAAAGCTGACACTTTGAAAAGCGACATAAGTATTCAAAAAGAAAAAGTCAGAATGGCTAGAGCTCAAACAGAGCAAGCACAACAAGTGCAACAGCCAGTACAACAGCAACAGTACCAACAGCAACAGCAACCGGTACCGCAGCCTAGTGACAAAGCATTAGATTGGCATGAAAATAATTCTTGGTATGGTGACGCTGGCACTGATGAAAATGTGCAAGCATCACAATTTGCTGACTATACACATTTAGGATTGATGCAAGAAGGTTATGCACCTGAGTCAGATGAATATTACAGTGAATTAACCAATCGAGTTAAAAGAGTTTTCCCTACATTAGTAGGGCAAAAGGATGACGTACAAACAGAAGACAGACCCGCTGTGCAAAGAGTCGCTTCTACTTCCGTAGGAAGTCGTCAAAAAACACAAGGCAAGAAGAACGGTGTAACTTTCTCTAAATCAGAAGTTGAACGTCTTAGAGGATTGAAGCCACACAATATGTCGGAAGACGCGTGGTTAAAATCTGTTGCTAAAGAGAAACAAAAAATTTCACAAAGAGAGGCTAAATAAGATGACTAACGAAATAGATCAAGAAACAACAACCAGAAAATCCCGTGAATCCGAGTCACACGCTAAAGAAACTCGTAGACAACCATGGCGACCAGTAAGAAAACTAGAAACACCTGATGCACCAGAAGGGTACGAATATCGATGGATAAGAGAATCCATGATGGGGCAAGAGGACAGAGCTAACGTAAGTAGAAGAATTAGGGAGGGTTGGGAACTTGTAAAAGGAACTGATCTACCTCAAGAATTTAACTTGCCTACTCACGATTCTGGTAGACACGCTGGCGTAGTTTATAACGAAGGACTACTCTTAGCGAAGATTCCACTTGAAACCATTGCTGAACGTAATGCTTATTACTCAGGCAAAAACCAACAAGCCAAAGAAGCGTTAGACAATAGTATGTTTAATGAATCTGCGAAAGATGGAAGGTATGTCAAGTATGACGCGCAAAGAAAGTCTAATGTTACTTTTGGGAAAAAGTAACAATATTAATAGGTAAAAAATTATGGCTAATAAAGATGCCCCATTTGGATTAAAACCTGTTCGTATGATGGGCGGAGCACCCTATTCTGGAGGTCAATCCAGATACAGGATAGCTAGTGGAGCCACAACACCAATTTTTAATGGCGATTTAGTTACGCAATTAACAGCTGGAGTTTTGGGTCGACATGCTGCCACTGGTACTGTTCCGATTGTCGGAGTGTTTAACGGAGTCAGTTATACTGACCCAACTACTGGCGAACAAGTATTTAAAAATCACTATCCCGGAAGCATAAGTGCTTCTGATATAGTGGCTAACGTGATTGATGACAGTAATGTTGTTTTTGAAGTACAAGCAGACGCAGCAATGCCTGTTGCTGACTTGTTTGGAAACTTTGACATTGTTGAAAACTCTCCTGTTGGCGACACAGCCTCTGGAAGATCTAATGTTGAATTGGATGTAGGTACTGGTGCTACCACCGCTACTCTACCTCTAAAAGCTTTAGATATTTCACAGGATCCTGATAACGATGACGTAGCGTCAGCTAACACCAATGTACTATGTGTGATTCAAAACCACATCATGGGACAGAAAGGTGCTGGTCTAGCATAAGGTAGGTAAAAAATGGCAATATCAAGAGCTCAACTCGCTAAAGAGTTAGAACCCGGATTAAACAGCCTCTTTGGCTTATCTTACGATGAGTACGACAGAGAGTACGAAGACATCTTCTCGATAGAGGATTCTAACCGTGCTTTTGAAGAGGAAGTGTTAATCACTGGTTTCGGTTCCGCACCAACTAAGACTGAAGGTCAAGGCGTTAGCTTCGACAACGCATCAGAAAGTTACAGTGCACGTTACACCCACGATACAGTGGCTTTAGCGTTTGCTTTAACAGAAGAAGCGATTGAAGATAACCTTTATGATTCTTTAGGAAAAAGGTATACAAAAGCACTAGCAATGTCTATGGCTAATACCAAAGAAGTAAAAGGTGCTGATGTGTTAAACAATGCCTTCTCATCCAGTTTTACTGGTGGAGATGGTAAATCACTCATAGCAACAGATCACCCACTTTCAGGTGGTGGTTCAGCTGCTAACAGAGCGACATCAATGGCTGATCTTAACGAAACTTCTTTAGAAGATGCGTTGATCGACATTAGTGGTTTCACAGATGACAGAGGATTGACAATTTCTGTTCAAGCTACAAAAATGATTGTTCCTAGTGAACTCGTTTTCGTTGCTGAGAGAATTTTAAATTCTAATTTAAGAACTGGCACATCAGACAATGATCTGAATGCTATAAGAAGCACAGGGGTACTACCCGGTGGTTATTCAGTTAATCATTATCTGACTGATCCAGATGCTTTCTTTCTCTTAACTTCTGTCACCAGTCAAGGCGATGGTCTAAAAATGTTCCAAAGAAGTGGTATGGAAACTTCTATGGAGCCAGACTTTTCGACTGGAAACATCAGATACAAAGCTCGTGAAAGATATTCATTTGGTTTCTCCGATTGGAGAGGAATCTATGGATCGCAAGGTGCATAACTAGAACGATTAGAAATACCGTTTATAACTCAAGTATTTCAAAGAAAGGGCAACTTCGGTTGCCTTTTTTTTTGGTCTAAAATTAGTTAATATTATTTTGTGCAAATACTTGCAAGTTACAGCATATTGCCCTATAATTAAGAAGTGAGATTAATAAACAAAGGAGAAAAAATGACAAATAATCAAATAATAGCCAAATTTTTAAAGGCTCAATTAGTTGCTCTAAACAGCGAATATGATGAAGAGTATATAAATGATAATGAGTTCGCTCTAAAAGAAATGTGTTTAAGAGATTGCTTACTTGAAGTAGGTGTTGAAATCTCTTTGAGAAATTTGGAGGTGGCGTAATGAAATATCTATATATAACAGACATACAATCAGACGACTTGAAAAATGATAAGTGGCTTTACAGCGAAACTATGGAGGATGCTTATGACGAACTTGCTACTATTGTTAAAGAATCCGCAGTGTATGGTACTGACTGGATAAGTCATGTAGAACTAAGCGAGATTGAAATACATGAAGAAGATTACACCCGCACTTTAATTGAACTAGCAAATGGAGAATTCCTAGACCCAGAAATACGAAGAAAAAGAAATAAGTTTTTCTCTATGTCAGCAGACTCAAAAAGAGGTTTTGACTGGCAGCTACTTAAACTTATGAGTGCTTACGATTATGAACAGGAAATTAGTCGTGAGCATGACGAAGAAGAAAAAGAATGGCTAGAGCAAGCTGCTGCTAAAAAGGATGCAGAAGAAAAAGCTAGGATTGAACGCTTCAATAGAAAATCGGAGGAAGTGTAATGATTACAGACATACAATTAGAAAAGCTGCTACAAGATATAACAAGCAATTATATTAGTATAACTATAGGTATTGCTGAGTCTCGCGGATATCCAATTAATGAAGAAGTAATGGAAAATAAAGTTGAAAACTTTAAAAACAATCTCTCAATAGAAAAAGGAGAAAAGTACATAAAAATTATTAGCGGAGAATCTACTTGGGGTTTTATTAATGTGAGCCATCCTGAATTCTTTGAAGGAGATATTTTTCAAGCATACGATGACGAGTCACCTCTTTTAAACCGAGCCAGAGGAAATGTTACAAAGTCTTATTCTTTGTTGAACTACGTTTCACCCATGAGCTTCAAACAAATGAGGGGCAGACATTGATGAAAAGTTTGCTTAATAAGAGTCCTAGTAGTATGATTTTACTACTAGGATTTTTTTTAATTTTGTTTTATCAACTGACCTA